AGTGGAGATGAACTCCACCTGCGGATTATGACAGATACGTTCCACTGCATCGACATCTGGGTCGCCTATGATAAGCATCTCAGCGACGCCAACAGCGTACTCTTCATTTGCAGTGGGTAGGTGCTGCGCGTGACGTTGTGATATTGGCATACCACGGTGAACGGTGGGTGGGTAGTTTTGTGATCCGGGATTCCACCACTCTGTGTTACTCGAAAACGTCTTATGAAGTCGCTCACACCGATCAATGATCGCGCTAAGCTGACGATCCATGGTAGGAAATCCATCATCATTAACGGTAATGACCCAGTCAGGTTTGAGAGTGATTGCCTCGAGAAGAGCGATGTTTCGCCGTTGGATGGAGTTCCAACCGATAACCTCTGAGCTCGCCCATTTTCGCTGGCCGTCGGGCGAGAGGTACTCTGCGCAGACGCCGTACGAGTTGCGCAATCCGGTAATGAGGTCACCTAGTTGCACGTGTGGAGTCTTGAGGTCACCGGCGATGATGATGACGTCATCCTCGGTGAGACACCCAGCCCACTCGGTAAGGTTGTGCGGTACGTTAATCGTTGTCGTGATAAGCGCCTTCATTCACTCATCCTTCGTCATAGGGGAGGGACGATCGAGCCTCCACTGAGCACCGTGAACCGGTAACCTCGCCGATCGTCCCTCGAAACCTAACTCTATCAGAACGGCAGAGGTGGCGGACCACCTGTGTTCGACTGTGACGTTGGTGCGGCGGCGGTCGGTGCCGGAGTCGGGGTTGGAGCGGCCGGTGCGGGCGGCGTACCACCCGCTGGAGCCGTCGCGATGGGCGGGCCGGTTACCGTACCCGGAGCCATCGGTCCACCACCGGGGAGGTCTGGCAGGATATTCTTGACTTCATTGCGATCGACTCCCTGCCACGTACGGTGGCCGAGCTGCATACGACCCATGCGACCGATGAGTGCCTTCGCAGCGATCTCCAGACCGGGTAGACCAGGCGGCAGCTGTGACCAGTAACTCGCGTCGAGACCCATCGTCGCCATGCTACGAAAGAAGATGGCGAGTGCCATCTGACTGTCTACTGTGAGCACGAAATTTTGTAGGATCTTACGTCCTGCGTGCGCGCCTTCGCGGATCTTCAACTTGGCGACGATCATAGGTGCACCGGTTGACGCCGTCGCCGACCGTGCGTCATCAACGATGAATGGATACTCACCATCTGGTACCGGCTTGAGAGCGTCCGCCGATCCTTGGATGAGCTCGGCCCATGTAATTTCAGTCACGTGGTTACCTCCGTACGTTCGATCTCCGCGAAGATCTTCTTCATCATGTCTTCGATGCTTGGGTTCGTCAGGCAGTCACCGAGAACTCCCTGTACTCGCTCACCTGTCTCAAACTGTGGATGTGAGCCGATCCACAACCGATTCACTCGTTTCGTCTTTCCTCCGTTCTCATCTTCATCATAGTCTGGGTAGAGATAGCCGCAGATGTCTACCCAGTATGGCAGCGATACGTTGATTTGTCCCTGCATGTATGGGCGCCACTTACCTTGTGACTCACGTGTTTCACCGATGAACACGGCGCAACGCACCGGACCGGGCATGATGGTGAGGTCGCGGTAGCCACGGATGACGGCATCCATCTTACGAAGTAGGTCATCCCAGTCAGTCCACTCCGTCTTACGATCACCTACGAGGTTCTGCTTACAGCGTCGCTGCATCTCGGTGATAGAGTCGAGGACGACCGACTGAAAATCGTGCTGTCCTGTGACGAGCCACATGTACACCTGCTGGATCGTTTGCCAGTCGGTGACGTTTACGATACACGCTTCCCACTTCGTGTCTTCGGTGTGACGTGGAATCGGGTCTTTCATTGGATCCCAGTGAATCTTGGGAATCTTAATGAACCGCCACGAACCTTCCGCATCAAGTACGAGAATTGGTCGTGGTGCGGTGGAAGATAGCGTTGATTTACCGATCTTCGCGGCTGCGTGAATGAGAAGTGAGAGAACCTCACCCTTGCTTGGTGTCACTAGTCGCTACTCCTTCGTCATATCTCTGTGATAGTAACTAAGTGGGTCACCTTGTGCGAAGTACTCTCGAATCATATCACCAACTCTCGAGCCATCGTCGAAGAGTGGGCAGACGTTGATGAAGTCACAATCCCACGAGCAGTCACCAGTTGGGTGCGGATAAGCGAGAGTACTTGGGTGTGCCATACTCGCGGTAAGTGCCTGCTCGGTGATGAGCATGTCGCTGATGATACCTTGCAGCTTCAGCGTGTACGATTGAAGCTCGTGATAATTGTGACGAACCTCGGTGCGCTGATAAAACGGTGGGTTTGCCTTCGCGGTTCGCTTCACTCGACGAAGCATGTTGTAAAGCGCACCATCACAACGTTCATCCGAGTCTTCCAGCGACAAAAACTCGATGAGATGATAGTGCAGCATCTGCGGGTCCATGTGCAGTGTACGCGTCTTACGTATGAAGTCACCGACGGTCTTATGATCAATGAAGAGCTTGACGTCGTCACTCACCCGCTGGACGCGTGCATCAAGCTTACCGATGAGATACACGGGCAATGTCTCGCCCGTGACGGGAAAGCGAACTTGAATGTATCGCTCGCTGGCGAGAGTACGGATGTTGGCGTCGGCACCGGTCTCTTCGAGCCACTGGACGTAGCCAGAGATCATCGCGCGCTCGAGGTCGGCATCCTTGTGAAAGTCAGTCGCAACTCCCGGAGGTACCTCGCTCGTACCACCGTAGTGATCAACGAGAAGATGCCAGTCGGTAATGATCTCTTCTTCGAGCGCGTCACGTGAGTCGGTACGTTCGCTGTCTTCGGTTACGTACCACTTGGCGAGTGCGCGATGCACACGGTCACCAATGGCGCGTACACCAGTGGGTGATTCAAGCTTGGGTCGTAGACCGAGATACCATGCGAGCCACCACTTTCGCCGGCAGCGAAGAAATGTTTGCACCTCACTGTTCGAAACTAGCCGAGCCGACGCCGTAAGTGTCGCAGTAACCTGTGCACGATCATCGTAGTGAACGAAGGACGGCGGTGTCGCCCCCGTGATCTCATTAGTCATCATCCCCCCAAGAATATTGAAAGTGCGTCGTTCACGACGTGCGCGTTGAATGCTTGTAAGTTACTTACATTCGTCATTGGCACGCCGAGGTTGCTGTTCATAATGAGTGTTTCAAAGTTATCGAGATCGCCTGTGTTTTTACCGGCCGCGATGAGTGTCGCGCGGTCACGGTTGATTTCCTCGAGACGACGCATCTTATCAAGAAGACGATGAAGCTGTACTTCCTCAACAGTTCCTGTTGTGATGATGTCAATGATCTGTACCGACTCGTGACGTTCCGAGCCAATACGATACACTCGTTTCTCTGCCTGCGCGTTGTCGATCATGGACCACGAACGTTGAAGACGAATCATCGTGTCAGCCGCGGTCATCGTAAGTCCGGTTCCACCTGCCTTGAGCGTGAAGAGTAGCGCCTGGCTCTTACCATCTTGGAGGTTGTCGAGAGCGGTTTTACGTTCATACTGGTCAACCTCGCCTGTGATGAGTCCGTGCTTCACACCAATCTTAGCGAGTCGCGCCGACGCGAGATTAATGAGCTTACGCGACTCGGCGCAGACGACGAATTGACGCTTACCGAGCTCGGTAATGATTTCAACGAGTTCATCAATCTTAGGACTTGGCTCACGCAGCGTCACCATCCAGCCGGCGATGTCATTAGGATCACCATCGGGTGGGATACCTACGGTGCAATACGATGAAGCGAGCTGAAGTAGTCGAATCTGCGCGGCGAGACTATTTGGTGCGACGAGAATCGTACCGTCATCGAGACGTGTCACGAGTCGCCTGTGAACTTCATCATAAGCCTTGCGTTGCTGTGGCGTCATCTCAACGGTGCGTGTAGACCGAATGAGTGGTGGCAGCTGGTCAAGCACGAGCGTGGCGGGCATGCGACGAAACCTTGGGTCGAGAATCTTAAAGAACTCATCTCGTGTCGCTGGATTCACTCCGACGACATCAAGTCCACCGTACTCGTTCCACGCTTGGAGGCAGTAGCGATCGACGAACTTAGACTTCGTCGGATACTCCACCTGCGAGACGAAGTGCATGATCGACCATAGATCGCTCGGATCATTAGCAACTGGTGTACCTGTGAGAGCCCATCGACGACGTACGCTGTCATTCCGTCCGAGAGCCCAACAGGCACGGGTTTGCTTTGCCTTCGGATCCTTGATTCGATGTGCCTCATCGACGATGACAGTCTGAAAAGGTATCGTGTTGAGTTCACGTTGATGCACCTCACATGAAGTCGCCTTAAGTTGCGGATCACCCCACTTCGTGTCGCACTGCTTACAGCGTCGAAGTGCAATTGACCCAAAACCGGCGAGTCGCGATAAACGCGGTGTCGACTCATAGTTTACGATGACTAATGCCTTCGAGTCTGTAGCGGCCGCGGCAAGTATCTTCTTACGCTGTACTCCGGGAATAATGACATACGTGTTTGCTTCAGGAAACCACTTTACCGCTTCGTCAGCCCAAACGGTCTTCACAGAGTTGGGACAAATGACAAGTGCAGGAAGTACACTGTCCTGACGCTGAAGTGATGCGAGAACTTGAATTGTCTTACCGGTACCCATGTCATCACCGAGAAGTCCCGACTTTGCAATCTCTTGAAAAAGAACTCCTACCCGCTGAAATGGATAAAGTCGATCATCGTTAAGATTCTCTGTCTCAGTTAGTAAGCGAATATTCATCGACGGCTCGACACGACTTTTATACTCATTCCACGACCACTGCGTAAGTTCAGGTCCTACGACGAGTGTATCGCGAAACACGCCACGAAGTTGACAGCACGCTGCCCAGGTAAGTGGTACCGTCCAGCGCTTATCACTTGCGTGCCACCGCGAACCGGGAATAGACTTAATGAGTTCTTTCTCATTCCACGTTGTGTCGACGGCGATGGTGCCTTCCCAGATCTCAGCGGTAGGCATAAGTATCCTTCTTCATTGGTCATTTGATCAAAATCAAATTATATACGATCGAGAAGCTCTAAGTAGCGCTCTGGGTCGTGAGTCAGCAACGCGTGGCAAATATGCCGTGCGGCGTCATTAGCGTGACCGTCCTTTGTACGTGTGTACCAACCAAGCTTACGAAGTGTCGCGTCGGTAACCTTCTTAGCACTTGCTCTATCTTGTAACGCAAATGTTACCTTGCATCGTGTGGTGATGTACCGAAGAGCACCGAGTGTGTACATAGCTTCAAGCTGCTGCGTCAACACTTTCTTAGCGCTTGGGTCATAACGTTCGCCTACGACGAGATCTATTGCGTTTAACTTACTGTGACGCTCGACCATTTCGATGGCTTGAAACGGTGACATCTCAAGTGAGTCAAACGCGCCGTCGATCCAGAACCCAACACCACACCACTCACCTGGGTCAACCGAGATGATTCTCATGCGTCATACGCTCGCTTCTGCCCCCAGCTCTCACCAACGGAGACACTCGCTGTGATCGGTACCGAGAGAAGTTTCTCGTCATTCATTACCTGCTGGAGTGCGTGTGCCGCGTCATGGATGTGCTCGGCAGGTACGTCGAGGATAACCTCATCGTGAACGGGTAAACACATCCACTCACCAAGTCCAGCGGCGTCGAGCTCGAGAAGCTTCATCTTGAACATCTCGGCGGCGAGACCCTGGATCAGGTAGTTGACGAGTGCGTACTCCTTGCCATCATCAGATGGATGACGCCGACGGGTGAGAGGGCTACGAACATATCCCACACCCTCGCTGGACTTACGATCAAGTGCTGTCCGCTGGACGAGGTTCTGAAAGCTGCGTACCATTGGGAACGATGCATCAAAAGCATGCATCGCCGCGGCTGCTTGCTCTTCCGACACGCCAGCAGTAAGCGCCAACTTAGCGATCCCGGCGCCGTAAATCTTACCGTAACCGACGTTCTTAGTGATTTGGCGACGAGCATCTTTCTTCTCGATCGTATCGTCCCGAAAGACCTGACGTGCCAGATTAACGAAGAAGTCACCAGCTGAGAGAAATGCATCTTTCATGCCCTTGTCTTGGCACAGGTGAGCGAGACCACGCATTTCGATCTGGTCGAAGTCGCAAAACATCATAAGCCCGCCAGACTCGCGGTAGCGGGTTGTGAACCCAGTTCGTACGGTCGTAGCCGCAGGCTTAGCCTCTGAGATGCGAGGAAGGTTTTGAAGGTTTGGATCTGACATCGACATGCGGCTCGTACGTGCACCGAGCGGGTTGATGGACGGATGAAGAAGATCATCTGCGTCATGCTGTGTGAACATATGGAGTAGGTATGTTGATGCGATCTTCTGTAGTTGACGCCGTTGGAGTACCGCCTCAGCGAGTGGGTGCTGAATCGACTCAAGAACATCTGAGTCCAGCGAGAGCGCGCCACCCTTCGTACGTTTCGTGAACTCAACACCGTCCCGCTTGAGAACCTCGATGACAGCTTGGTTTGAACCTGGACTCACGTTGTATGTGTTCTTACACCAAGCTTCAACCTTGTCGCAGTAGTGTGTGAACTGCTCAAACTTTGTTCGTGCAAAGTTCGCATCGACGTGAACACCGTTGCGTTGCATACGCTGGATGATCCACTGCACCGCGCGTTCGAGTTCATACGCAACCATCACGTCATCACTGACGAGACGTGGCCACGCTTCCTGCTTAAGACGTTTCGTAAGCACTGGATCGAGTGCGGCGTATTGCCAGTAGGCACCGAATGTCACGGGAACTGACGCCCACGTCCAGCCGCCACGTGAACCGATCGCGGTGTCCAGTGCCTGCTGCATGCCGGCCGCTCGTGCATCGATGTATCGTGCGGAGAGGTTCTTCAGCGCGGTGGAGTACGTCGGTTCGAGGATGTGAAACATCGGGCGGGTGTCGTGAATCTTATTACGTGGTATGACGACACCCTCACGGTCGAGGAAGTCGGTGTCGAAGATCGCGTTGTGGAAGTCGTAGTCACCACCCCACTTACGCACGAGTTCCTCGAAGACACCACCCCATCGTTCCCACGGTATCGACCACCCGGTCATCTCGTCACCGACCTGCACCATGCGCAGCTTATCGGTGCGAGTGTTGAGACCGGTCGTCTCCGTGTCACAGCCGATACTGTCCTCGTGACCACGCTCACCGAGCCATGTCATAAGTTCAGAGGCCTCGGCGACCGAGTCAATGAGATGTAGGTTGACGCCTTCGAGAGTCACTAACGCTCCCAACGTGGAGGTCGTTCGATTGGACACACAGCGCAGAGTGTCGACTCAGGTTCATCGAGAAGTCGAAACATACGTGATGTCGCGCCGCAACGCCATCGCACGATGGCACCGCGGTAGCTGCCGTGGCGCCATAGTAGGTAAACTTCGTCAACGATGTGAGTGAGGTAACCACGTCCACTTGTTGTGCGACCGTACGGTAGGTTATGCTCTCCTAACGTGATGAGAAACTGTTCGTAGCGCATCGGAAACGTTCGCCGTGGTTCACCGATACGTCGTCGCTTACGTGATGCAAATGACGCAGCCCAATGCATCTGGGTCGACCATGACATCGGTATGCGATGCGTCACGTAAGATCTACCTTTAATCCACACTGCTCGAGAAATTCGTATGATTTGTCGGAGTTACGATGCGCAAACTCAGCCTTGACGAGTACGACGACACGCTTAAGTCCTGAATTTGCGGTGAGTTTTGCACAGTTCCAGCAGATGTTGCTCGTGATGTAGATCGTACCACCCTCGCGGACCGAGCGTTCACACACAGAGAGTGCGTTGGCCTCGGCGTGAAGTGCGGGACAATCGGAGTAGTCTTTTTCAAGTTGCGCGTATTCCGGTGTGAAACCCATTTGCCGTGCAACTTCATCGGTGAGTTCGATTGGATGACTGCGTGACTGTGGATGCACGAGCCACGTCTTACCGTCACGAAACTCGATTTCATACGAGTGATCATTTCTCGGCATTACCCAACCGAGCCGACGTTTCGCCTGTCCGCGAAGACACCAGTCACTGCACGGTTGCTCATTGTGACAGAATCCAGCGGGTGGTCCGTTATATCCCGTCGCCACGATGCGCTGCTGCGGTGAGACGATGACGGCACCGACCTGGTCACGTACACAGAGTGAACGCTTAGCGACGGCACCCGCGACGGCGAGCCACGTCTCATCCCAACTTGGGCGGGTGAAGCTGGTCACGGTACCACCTCTCACTCTGGGTTAGCGTCTTGATATCTGCCGTGTCGTCTAAGACGTGACGCGCAGTCTGTGAGATAGGTGCGAATGACTGGCCGAGGCTACCGAAACCTCGTGGCTGGAAGATGTCATCATAATCTTGCTTAGGAGGTTCGGTATCCATGTTGATGAACATCGTCGCTTTTGGGATGTCTCGCTCGTAGAGGTGGAGTGACCAGACGGTGTGGTAGTAGTAGCCGACGTCGCACGCGAGAGCGTTAGCGAGTGACAGCTGGAGCTGCGTGAACTGGAAGAGGTCGTACGGTAGACCGAGCCACACGTCATTCGATCGCATGAGTGTGTTCATCTCGAGCTTACCGAGACGTATGAAGAAGTTGAGTGCGACGGTGCACGGGTAGTCTCGCGCACCGTCGAGGTTGTCAAGCCACGGGTCCCAGAGTGTCACAACGGCCTGACGAGTATCGGGATCTGCACGCAGCTTACGCTCGACGCAGAGCATCTGGCCACCAATGCGTGCACCGTACGCACCGTGGAAGTGCCCGTTCTTTTCGACGTACTTCTCAAATTGAGGTGCGACGCGAAGCACGGTCTTTGGGCGAGACACGGCGCCGACGAGCTGCGCGGCCTCCACCGCGCCGATCGCCGGGTTGAGGTTGCGACCGATACCGAGCGGCATCGCCTTGCGTGGGTTAAAGAGCGTGATCACTGTCGCACCAAGGTCACGAGTCAGCAAACCACGAGGTGACCTACGTGTCGACTCGTTCAACACACGGCGAACGACGCTGACGTAATCACGTGCGTCTTCCATGTAGAGATTACGCATTACAGCACCTTCTCGAGTTTCGACACACGCCACACCGATGCGTCACCGGCCGCGAGCCACGCAACGAAGTGCTCCCACGTCCACCCCATGCGACGTGCGTCGATCTCAGACATCTTCTGATTCAGTATCGTACGCTGAACTTTTCCAGTTAGGTAAAACCGATTCGCAACTTTGATAGCTACGTAAGTGTATGAACCTTGGGTGATACTTTTACTAGATGGTGGATATGTCATCATGATTTTCAAGATATCGCCGTTACGGAACGGATCATCTCCGTACGAGACGCGTGAACTAATGCGACGATCGAGTTCGTCAAGCTCTCGCTGCTTAGCTTCACGCTCACGCTCGAGTTCTGCCATTGTCTTCACTTCTCTTCTCCTTCGTCGTTTGCGATGACTACGATCGATACTATCACAAGTAAGATCATGCTCATGATGCTGCAGAGACACGCATCAGGCCAGCTCATCGCATCGCTGCCTTAATGAGCTGTCCGTATGACTTGAACTCTTGATGATGGAACCGGCGCATGTACTGCGGATGAGGTATCGCCTGCGGTTCGACGGCATCTACCATCCGCCAGGCACGTTCGGCGTTACGTCCTAGGGTTACAACGGGGGGACGTTGCAACATCTGCCAGAGTGCGTTGAGGTCGCAGGTTTCGAACTCGTTCGCATTCGCGATCCCGACACGCATGTGATCGACTTCACCGGCGATGAACGCGCCAAGCATCCAGTGACCTGACGTCGCGCGATGTGGTACGAACGGCCACGGCAGTGAGTTGTTGTTGCGACGATCACCGAGGAGCAGCACAGCTGGTTCCTTAGGTCCGACGTACCGGCCGGGAAACGGTGATGTGTATGTGACGTCAAACGTGCCATCAGTTGGAAAACCGTTAGGCCACGTCTCCCAGTGAGCCTTGTCCACGACGTAGTGAAAGTAGGCACCACGGATACTTGCGAGTAGCTCACGCTTGACGAGGTCATCCGGGTTCTGGTCCCAGCGCGACTCAAGTGTCTCGACTGGTGCGCTGAGGTGAACGAAGTGACAGCCGAGTGACGCCATCACCATCTCGATGTAGTTCGCCTGACGCACGGTGAGCTTCGACTCGCCGCGAAGAAGTGGTCCGTAAATGAGCTCACCCACGTGCCAGCGATCAAGAATCATGATACGCTCATGATGCTCAACGAGATCAACGAACGGTTCGAGATACTCCGCGATCGGATCCAGCTGGATGGGCCCACGCTTTAGTACGGTAACTTGTGTGTTGAAGAACATAAAACACATGGATCCGAGTTGGTGAGCGAGTGTTGTCTTACCCGCGCCGTCCGGACCCTCGAGGCAGATAATCACCGTCGGCTCCTGCTACTCACCAGAAATATCAGAATGAACGCACCACCAATGAAGAAACCGATGATTATTGCGCCTACATTGGGTAGGTTAAAGAAATGAACGAGCACGTACGTAACCGCGAGTGCTAGTGCGACGAACACAGCGAGACGCAGGAGATTCACTTTAAATCTACCCCCGTGTGGCACATACTTACAAGTAAGATGATGGCGAGTAGTGCCACTGCGAAGATGATAAGTGTGTCTTTTCTCACGTTGCACGCACCGGAAGTGGCATGTTCGCAAAGAAGTGTGCGCCGTAGCTCGGCGCGTAGAGCGGAAGCTCGGTGGTGTTCGTCGTTAGCAGTGCGATACGTGAGTTACCAATGACCGGTCGCCAGTCCCGCTGGACGATCGTACGTGTTGGGTTGTCGTGTGCGTGTTTACCGAGTGGACCAGTGTACGGCTTGCGATCGTCGACTACGATAAGTTTAAACGGCTCGCGTTGAGGAGGCTGCAGCGCGTAGACGTCATCCCACGTGAGGTCGTAGTAACCAACGACGGTGTCGGCGCTGTCACCGTGTCGACGAATGACGTGCATGAGCTGCGCCACGGTAGCGACGGGAAGTTCAAGATCAGTCGACCTTCGATCGCGTATGACAGTTGCGATGATGAACGCTAGACACGCGAGCACACCGAGTACAGACGGTCCAGCGATGAGATACGTGAAGATGTCGTTCACTGTCTCCTCCTATTTTGTCTGCCGCCAGAGGGGTGGGCAGGACTCGAACCTGCAACCGATTCGCTTTCGCGAGTGATTTCATCGTACATATCGATGCCGCTCTCCCACATTGAGCTACCACCCCGCGCCGGTGAGGCCACGTGGATTGGCTACCGGTCGTAGCCCCACCGCGTCTAGTTCCCCGTGTGTCTACTCTACTACTTGAGTGAGTCTCGTAGCTGATCCCACTTACGTGCCTTGTCGCGAAGCTCAGTAAGCTCTTCCCGCGTGACTTGCGTTTCGTTGACGCTGTCCGTTACGAGGTTGCACGCATCACGAATGAGCTCGTACGCCTGCGAGAGTGTCGTCACGAGTCGTTGTACGCTCGAAGTTTCGGTGGGGAGTGTCGCGACTGGTTTGGGCGACGGTGTAGGTACCGGCACAGTTGTCGTAGGCGGCGGCTGTCGATGCCGTGTCACCTTGAGTGTGCGACAGTGTTTGTTATAGACGTTGCTTGTCACGGTTGACGTCCACGCGACGCCACGCACTGTGGTAAAACCGCGACGATTCAACGCATCGGCGGCGCGCTCCATGAAGTTACGTCCACCGCCGTCGTTCATCGCGTCGTAGACTGCCTGCGCAACGGCTCGTAGCACACGTGGTTCATACGCGGTATGTGACCTGTTGGCGTCGTGTGATGCGGTGTGTGCCATCGCAGAGAGAAGTACGTCCCACGTCTTTCCACAGAACTTCTCGTTTACCGTCTTCGTGCAAGTGAACATCGTAGCGCCGTCGATGTGAAGTTCGTCTTCAACGAGGATCTCAACGATGTTTGCGAACGCGACGACGCGTCCCTTGAGTTTGGGATTCGGGTGCTCACCCATCGCTTGCTGTGTGCTTACGATTGGAAGTGACTTACCATTAGGGTAAACGAGATGCGTAAGTGCGACGTCCGCGATGGGACGTTCGATCGGTGTGGTTGGCATACGCACATCCTCTCATTCTTCGTTGTTCATTACTATGATCATACCAGGAGATAGGATCAATGTAAAATCGTTTCTCGTTAGTGCTCATCCATGAACTGAACCTCGAGGATCGCCGACGTCGAAAGTACGCGCCATCGGCCCATGTAGTCGTTGAACACTAGCTGCGGTGCGAGGTATGGGTTGAGTGGTGTAGCGACGTTAACGATCTTCGACGCTATAATCATCTTTCGCTTCGCGTAGTGGTCACGGAAAATGATTCGCGCGGGACCGTCGATGTATTTCGTGAGCATACGAATGCGTACATCACGTTGGATGCGTCGAATCTGGATACGTTTCTCGCTTGTGCTCATCTACACCACGGCCCGGTCTACGTACGCACGGCGAACACTCTCATCGAGCTCGGCGGCGCGTGCGAGAGCGCGAGCCGCTGGACCGGGGAGGAAAACCTCGCCGTCACGGGGTCGAACGGTGAGAACCTCGACGATCTCGTAGCCGCCGCTTACCCACAACGTGCGACACTTCGTGAACTCATTAGGCACGATCGACAACCCAAGCGTGTGTACGAGGTAGTGTGAACAGTCACCGGTTTCGACTGATGTAAACTTAAAGATGCGTACCTCATTCCAGCGACACGCGGAGCAGCGTTGACTCTTACTCGCGAACTCACGGCCACCATCGACGTGATCACGGTGATGCTCGACGCGTGAGCTACCGTAGCCGATGAGCTGCGCGCGTCCGCGAATCACGCCGTCACGCGACTGGATCACGACATCCTGGATCTCGTGACTTGGCATCCGCGTTAGCGCGTCGTTGGTGTGCGACATATTGACGTACACGTACGTTCACTTCCCTTCGTTGAGTCATTGGTCGTTTCTCGTTGGTGAGTCTACGGTATCAAGTTTACCGTCGTGATGACACCGGTAAATCATAGCACTGGGTGATCAAGTTGCGATATCAGGTTGATAAAATACAGGTATGAGTGACGATCGCTACAAGATGCTGCTCAGGATTCCGCGAGACATGGCCGCGGAGATGTTCGAGGAGGCTCGTCGCAACGGTATCGGACGCACTGCGATGATCACGACACTCATGCGTGAGGCACTCGACGCTCGAAAGGCGCGACGTACGTCGCTGCTGACGTTGGAAGCTGAGCTCGCGAAACATCACTAGGCCCGGGCCGCTCTTCAGTCGGTCCGGGCCTAGCTTGTCCCCATCGGCAGCAAATCGATCAGGGAGGGTACTCGGTGTCAGATCAGATAGTACCAGAAATCGACAGAGATGAAAACTCACAACTAGACGCAAAGATCAGGTGGGCCGCTCGCTACATCCAGTGGGAGTGGCCCGTCTTCGTCCTTGGGCATAAGAAGACACCAGTCAAGAACTGCGAGATGTGCGACTCGCAGCTACCTGGCTACGTGCCGCACCCGATGGAAGACTGCCCGTGTCTCATGTGTCACGGCTTCTACGCCGCGACGTTGTCGCTGGATCGGGTGTGCGACATGCTGCGGATCCGACCCAACGGCATGCTCGCGGTTCGCACGGGTGGGATGAGAGGAGTGGGTGGTGGGCTACTGGTCATCGACGCCGAGGCAACGGCTGACCCACGAGATGAGGATAACCTCACGGGCCTTGACGTCCTGGACGACTGGGAGGGATGGACTGGTTTCGAGCTGGCCTGGCGTGCGACGCTCCGGCAGCGAACCGCGAGTGGTGGACTTCACGTCGTGTATCGGATACCGGCCGACGTCCAGGTCGGGTCGCACAACCGGGTTCTGCCGCAGGTGGACGTCAAGGCGAACGGCGGCTACGTCGCCGTACCTGACGGTACGAACGACCGCCACTGGCGGCCTTACGACCCGTGGGGACAGTGGCAGGTAAACTTACCGGTGGAGGCTCCGGCAGACCTGCTGGAGTGGCTACAGCGAACCACGGGTCGGACGTACCGTGCGGGTAGCGGAGGCGGTGGCAGTCGCGGCGCGCTGCTCTCGGAGGCAGACTTCCAGCGGGCGTACGAGCACGGAGCCACCGCCGGTGAGCGTGAGCCGTTCTTCGCGATGCTGTCATTCCGACTGTTCAAGCGGGGAACGCTGCCGGACGCGGTGCGTGAGGAGTGTTGGCGACACTGGCAGCGATGCGAGCAGCCGCCGGGAGATGAGTTTCGCTGGGACGCGGTGGAGTACAAGATCCGGCGGGACGCGGTGACCGTCCAGCGCGACGCGCCGATGAGTGACAAGCTGCTGGAGTGGGTTAACACGTTTCGAGATAAGAATGATGACGGCAAGAACAGGCGTAGTAGTACGACGACTAGGTCGCCGCATCGCAACGTGACCGTGGTGCGGAGGCAGAGGTGACGGTACCCACCGCGCAAGAAATCATCGCGCTCAATGACGCGGATGAGATCAACTCATCGGATAAGGGCAACGCTCGGCGGTTCGCACTGCTGTACCGTGATGTTATTCGCTACGTGATGGACCGTGACCAGTGGCTCGTGTGGAACGGTAGACACTGGGAACCGGATGAGGGACGCCTGCGCGTCATCGCGCTCACCGCTGGGGTGACCCGCGCGATTCGCCAGGAGGTCGAGGCAACGGCACCGGGTGATGACCCGGATGACCCGCGCTCCGCTCGCAACCGGCTCGCACGCCACGCGTTCACCACGGAGAGCCTACCGTCGAAACGCCGCATGGTAGATCTCGCCGCGACGGAGCCGGGCATCCAGGTGACGGAGGAGCAGCTTGACTCGGATCCCAACCAGCTGGTCGCGTCGAACTGCACCGTGGACATGCTCACCGGTAAGTGCACGCTCACGAAGAGCTCGGACCTCAACACGCGCTGCGTCCGGGTACCGTACGACGAGGACGCGAAGTCACCGTTGCTGACGCAGTACCTAGAGACCTTCATGCCGGAACCCGCGGGGCAGGAGGTGCTGTTCGCACTGCTGGGAACCGCACTTCGGGGTGGCAACCCCTCGCGGCTGCTGCCGTTCATTCTCGGGCACACGACGTCGGGCAAGTCCCAGCTGGTCGCGGCCCTAGACCGGCTGCTGGGACCGTACGTCTGCACCGTGGGAAGTACGATCTTTCGCGGCAACCTAGACGACAAGCCGCGACCGGACCTCGTGCGAGCGATGTACACACGCATCGCGTACGCGGTGGAGGCGTCGAAGGTCTGGGAGCTACACGCGGACCAGGTGAAGCGCATCACGGGTGGTGACGCCGTCCCGTACCGGGATCTGTACAGCAAGGTCGTGGAGGCCACACCGCGGTTCACGCCGCTCATCGTCACGAACGAGATGCCAAAGATCAAGGGAGCTGATCCAGCGTTGAAGCGGCGGTGCCTGGTCGTACGCTTCGACAGAACGCTGCCGCCGGAGAAGGAAGACACGACCATCAAGGAGCGGTTCATCCACGACGAGAGGTGTCTGCAGGCGCTGCTCGCGCGAGTGGTGAGAGGTGCGAGTAGTGAGCTCATGCGGAACGGCGTCCGGTGGGACCTCATACCGTCGAAGTTCGCGCTGGACACCATCACGGCGTTTGGGCAGATGGACAACATAGACGAGTTTCTCATGTGGATGCGTGACGAGGGACACCTCGTCGAGGATGACGATGACCTGGCGATGATGCACTCGGCGCGAGTGAGCTCGGTTCACGGGTGGTACGCGCACTGGATCTCGAAACACGGTGACAAGATGGATAAGAGTGAGGCACTCAACCTCACGAAGTTCAACGCGTCACTGCGTGAACGAGGCTGGCAGAGTGCGGTGAGTAACGGTACACGCTGGATGGGTAAGCGTCTCTTGAGTGAAAAACCCACGCTGTTCGAGCTCTAGACACTGTAAGTGGGTGGAACGCAAACTGCTTACAGCGGGCTTACAACGTACGTTAAGTAAGATATGAGAGATCAACTTTTGCAAGCAAATGGCACTCTGGCGGCCAGCTGTAAGCGGACTGTAAGTAGGTTGCTTACAGAAGTTGATCATGTGGAGTACCAGGTAGAACAATTAGTATGTATTATTTTATTCTCTTATTGTAAGTCTGTAAGCAGGGGTGTGCAAACTACTGGCTAGTACGTACGCGATGTACGCGCAGCAGCTACGGAAATAGTTTCGTGAAAGTTGCTTACAGTGTACAGCAGGAGATCATGAGAGAAGTAGAAAGAGAGATAAGAAGAGAGATAAGAAGAGAGATAAATTGAGCATAGAGAGGATAGATAAGCTTAAGATGGATACGCGAGTAACGGGCTTACTTAACTGGCAACGTAAGGGATATGAGGAGGCGGTGAGGAGATGGAAGGAAGGGATACTTGACTGTGACGCGGTGTACCAGCGAGGATATGACAAGGGAAAGAGGTGTCTGTCGCCACCGGGAAAGGGAACGACGCACGAGGGGATAGGAACATGCATGGCTCACGGTGGAGCGCGTGGGGTTGGAAAGGCGATGGGAGCTTGGCTCATGGCACATAAGTACGCACAGGAACTCGATGTGACGCCCTGGGAGGCGCTGCTCAAGGTTGTGAGGATCACGGCTGGGAAGCTGGCGTACATCGAGGAAGTCATTGGTCGGGCGACGTCGGATGAGGAGATAGAGGGCCGGCTCGTCGTGGAAGACATGCCCACGACGGTGGGACCGAACGGTGAGGTCACGACGGGTAGGAACCTGACGTGGTGGGTGGAGCAGTCGTATGATGAGCGGAAGCTGCTCGCACGGGTTTCGAAGATGGCCATCGACGCCGGGGTGGCGCAACTGCTCATCACGCAGGAGATCCAGCAGGGGCAAGAAATGGCGACCGTTCTCGTTCGTACGCTCGCCGCGCTGGAAGAGGCTGGGTTGTCGGCGGAGATGCTCGACCTTGCTCGTAATACAATGAGATCTGAGATACTCGCGCTGGAGTCTGGTCGCGCACCTGGTGGGACGGATATGACTACGGTTGCGAAGATGAAGGTCATTGAAGGAGGAACGAGTAGTGATGGAGAAACGTCTGAACCACCGTGACGCACCGGTCACACGAGGTGTCGCGCTCACGGTTGTGGCTATCTTAGTGGGAGTGGTGTTAGCGGTCGTACTTTGCCTGCCACTACTCATGGTGGTTGGGAGTATGCTGTGAGTAGGTGGGGTTTCACGCACCGCTGGACGAGGAGTGACCTGCTCGACTGGGTCGAGCTCGTGGTCGCCATCGCGTACGCGTACAGGTACGCACAGCTGAGAGTCTTGTACGACGTATCGGTCGTGAACGGAGAGTTGAAGTGATCTGCTACGTATGTCGTGCCGCGAATGACTGGAACGTCACGGCGTGGCACCACTGGTGCAAGGCACGACGCTTAAGGGATGAGATGCCAACGTGGTGCGACTGCCAGCACATGGGGGAGACATCGGCGGACGGCGTCGTAGCGCCGCCACATCACGTTATGATCGCCGACATCCAGGTGGACGACGCGAATGATGAGTCTTGGGAAGACATCGAGAGACGTGAAGTGATGAAGTCGCTATGAGTGCGCTGAACATACTCTTCGTCTTTTTGATTGGTTTCTTCGTAGGTTTCTTCCTCGCGGGACTACTGTTCCTGGGTGACGGTAAGAAGGTTCGAACGACCAACGACTGGAGAAGGAGCCAGGCGGAGATCCGAAGGCGCCGACACCGGACGGGTGACCTTCCAAGCGACGTAGAACCGCTCTAGACGGAGCGTAGCGGAGAGTTGGTGCCAGGTTGGTTGGTAACCGCTGGTGGATGGATGGGATTCCGCCAGGTGTGTTAGAGGAGGTCGTCAGCGGGACGACACTGGTGTCATCACTGCGTCAACGAACACTTCTCGAGACCTTCGACCGGCAGGCCGGCGGCTACCGACGTGACCCAGTGCGGTGGGCGAGGGAGAGGTGTGGTGTCAAGCTCTGGAGTAAGCAACGAGAGATCATCGCGAGTGTACGTGATCACGCTCAGACGGCGGTGCATTCGTGCCACGCCGTCGGAAAGAGTTTTGTGGCTGCAACTACGGTTGCTTGGTGGCTGGATGTCCATCCTGTTGGTGAGGCGTTCGTTGTCACAACCGCTCCAACTGACAAGCAGGTTAAGGCTGTCCTTTGGCGAGAGATCAACCGTTTACATACACGGGCTCAACTTGCGGGACGGACAAACTTAAGTGAATGGTACGTGGGGAAGGAACTGGTGGCGTTTGGTCGCAAGCCGGCGGATCAGGATCCTACAGCCTTCCAGGGCATTCACGCACGGTATGTACTGCTTGTACTTGACGAGGCATGTGGCATACCGAAGGAACTCTGGGACGCGGGTTCATCGATCGTCTCAAACGAACACTCTCGTACTCTCGCGATCGGAAACCCTGACGACGCCTTCGGTGAGTTCGCGGCGAACTGCCGTGCGAGCTCGGGGTGGAACGTCATTCACGTTGGCTACCGTGACACGCCGAACTTCACGGATGAGCACGTTGAGCCGATCGTACGTGACTCGCTCATCTCACCGCGTTGGGTCGATGAGCGTGCGAAGAAGTGGGGCGTAGGAAGTGCCATCTTCACGTCGAAGTGCGAGGGTCAGTTCCCGCTGGAGGGTACTAGTGGAGTCATTCCATACGCGTGGGCGTCGGCGTGCCGGATCTTGGATCTTCCTGAGTCGACCCCCGTCGAGGCCGGCGTTGACGTGGGCGCGGGCGGGGACCGTACCGTTATACGTGAGCGGCGGGGACTTCGTGCTGGCAGAGAGGAAGTCTTCGTCGACGCAGATCCTATGCGTACGGTGGGACGTCTGGTCGAGAAAATCAACGAGTGGGGGGTGACACGTGTCAAAGTCGACAGCATTGGAATCGGTTGGGCGCTTACGGGACGCCTTCGTGAGCTTAGTTCCATTCATAACCCAGCTGGCTCACTCGCTGGAGAAACTACTCACCGAGCTGAAGTCGTTGGTGTCAACTTTGGTGAGCGGCCTACAGAGGGTTGGGAGCATAAGTTCCTCAATAAGCGTGCCGAGGTCTACTGGCAGGTTGGACGTGAACGAAGTCGTCTACGAAACTGGGATCTTACCGATGTCGATGATGACACGATCGCTGAGCTCACCGCATCGACTTATGAAGTGATGGACTCGTACGGTAAGATCAAAATCGAGCCGAAGGACAAAGTCATCGAGCGCCTAGGTGCGTCACCTGACCGGGGTGAGGCACTGCTGCTCGCCTTCTACGACCAGCACCAGCCCGTGCAGGTGCGAAGTCTCGGTGACCGCGACCTACTGACGGGTAACACCGGGCCGACCGTGGGGGTTGGCTCTGCATACCAGCGTGGTGAGTCTCTCCTGGGTGGGCCACTCGCTGGACGACGTTGGTGACTAGAGAGGAAATCATGGACACACCGAACATGCACAAGAGAGTGTACGACTCGGTCGTTGCGAGACGTGTGTTTCACCTGCCGAATGACACGATTCGTGAGTACGTTGACGACGACACGTACGTCGAACGTTCGGGTATCGTCACCACGATGGCACTCGCTGGATACATTGAACTTGGTGATGAGGTAAGTCCACCGCAAGCGAACGGTGAAACGTGGCAGGTGTACGTGGAAACTGATCTCGGTCGCGAGATCACGAAGCCGTGATATGTATCTGCCTGTTTACATTTCGCATTAATCTTGGTATGATTAACTAGTAAGAGACCAAACGACCAAGGAGGAATGAAGTGGATCTCACGTACGTGGGCATGTCGGACGAGGGTTACGAGCAGTTCCACCTGCTCGCTGACGGCAATCGACCGGTGCTCAACGTCATGATCGACGCGACCGACGCCATCTGGGTCTCTGCACTCGACGACGGCGTGGCCATCAACGTCCCCCAGCGGACGAAGGGAGTCGTACATCGACACACCGACGCGGACCTTGAGGCGTCAGGCATCGACTCATCGCACGTCTGCCTGGGGGCGGTGGCGTCGTACGTTGTGCCGCGTGCCGTCACTCTCATGGCCCGCGTGTACTGCCCCGTTCAGACACAGGAGGTTAGTGAGTGACGCAGCGGACGAGCTCTGCGGTAGGATTCATCAAGCTCGTGATGGTTGTTGGCGTGATCGGCTTACTCGCGGTTGCGTACAACGCGATGACGCACAACGACGAGGGTCGCGTGACGGTGAGTGCATATCTCGAGTACAAGCCAGTCGACCGTGATGTTGTGGCCAGCTGGAAGCTCGGCTTTGACGTCAATCACGACACCATTCATCACTCGCCGTTCGGCACCGCCGGTGCGGCACACGTAGGCGACACGATATTCTTCGTAGGTGTTCCTGTGAAGGGTGTCGCTGAGATGACTGTGACGCTTAGTGTGCGAGGTAAGGCCGTCCGAATCTGCGATCGGGTTGAAGTTGAAATGAGTCAGTGCACCTGGACGGTGACGTGATGCCATCTTGGGACGACAGCATGCCTGGTGGCGGAGGCAAGGGCGGGTGGTGGATACTTCTCGGCTTCATCGCAGTCGGGTTGCTGCTCGCATTCATTTGTAACGCTCTCGGCGGGTTCGAGTTGCTCGACAATATCATGGGGGAGCGTAATAAGTGACCCATCCGACGCAACCCGCTGGAGTACCTAGGCCGGGAACGACGGTCCATGTGCCTGTACCGAACATACCTACAGAGCAGGGCGCGACTAACTGGGCGATCCAGAGCGGCAAGTTGATCGGTGCCGTTCTGATGGTTGTGCTCGTAATGTGGTTTCTCAAGTTTCTCTTCGCGAGCGTGCAGGTTCGGATCATCGCCACCGGCATCATCTTCTTGTTCATCGGCTACATGATCTGGGGGAGATAGATTCAACGTCGCACTGTGAGAAAAATCTCAGAAACTTGGGATTTTTCTCACAGTGTGGTGTCTAATTTACTTAATTCCTGATACAATTATCTTATAAAGAAAAAGAAAAATGAAGAGGGAGTTGAGATGGTAGTTTTCGAGGCAATCCAGCTGCTCACGTCGCACTACACACGACTTGTTCGCACCATCTTCTGTGATTACTTTAGGAGGAATGAGAAATGATCGTTGCAACCTCGTTCGGAATGTTCATGCCCGCACTACGTCCTGCGAAGTCGATTCCGCCAGGTGACAACCGCACACTGCAGGTCCGCTCACGGCGTAAGATCGATCTCGACCGGCTTCGCGCGCTCTACCTGCCCGACCTCGGGCCGACCATCCAGCTACCGAAGACCGACTACCAGTACCGTGCGTACTGCACACTCGCGCAGTGGGGCGAGGCACTCGCACTCATGGCACTCGACATCAACTACACGAAGTTCAAGGACACCCCACTCGACTACTTCAAGGACTCGGCGCTTTCGTACGCGTACTCACGCATCTGGTCCGCCGCGCTCGACGCGTTCCCGGAGGGTTCCGTTTACCGGTCGTGGCAGCGGTCGCGGACGAACGCACCGGCTGCCACACGTACGTGGCGTGGCAGCGCACCGATTCGCACCTGGTGGGATGACGCTGCGCACTCACAGCCGACGCACGCCAGCTACCGAGACACCGATCACGTTCTTGGTCACGTTTTTCCCGACCGCGAGCCGACGGCAATGGAGTTGCAAGAGATTGCCGATGAGCTCGAGCGTGATGAGCGAGAGTCACGACACAAGAACATGCTCGATGACCACTACGAGAGTATGCATACCGGTCCGGTCGTTCGCAACGGTCGTGTCGACCACTCACGGTGCGAGCACGCACAGAGCAAGAACGCGCGGGAGCGGTGCCGCCGACGCCTGCGTAAGGCGGGGCAGCTGTGAAGATTCCACATGAGGACGCGGAGCGACTCGCGCGAGCGAAGCTGGTCGCTCCCGAGCTTCGCAAGCTTACCGACGTGCAGTGGACGTCGTTCTACGTCATCGAGACGGCGTACCGGCATGACCTGCTGGATCGCTACGAGAGCATGGTGCGCGCGACGGTACACGCTCTCCAGGTCTCCGAGGAACTCGTTCGTTACATCATTCAGCCGCCACGTTAGGCAATGAAGTCACAAGATCGAGAAGTTGCATCGCGGTCTCTTGACTTGATAGAGTTATCCGGTCGACCCGAGCAGATCCTAGGCACCCAGTTCGGTGAGACTCGGTGGGTAGCAGGGGAAGCGATAATGTCTGGTAGCTCGGACATCGTGGGAATTCGGTTGGAAAAAGCGAGTTAAGCCACTCGCCAAACGCCGATCCTGACTGCCGAATGAAAGATCGTTTTCTCTACCCGGGTACGTGGAGGACGCCGTACGCGGTGCGGCCTTCTGTGAAGCGGTTGATCCGGGTAGAGGAAACGATCGTACAGCGGGATAGAGCAGGTCGGTAGCTCGCTGGGCCCATAACCCAGAGGTCACCAGTTCGAATCTGGTTCCCGCTACACAAGCCTTTACCGCGCCAGGGACGAGAGACCGAGCGGACCAGGTCACCGCTCGGTCTCTTTTTATGCGTGATATCTGTTTACATTAGCTCAATGTCTTGATATGATTAACGTATGGAGCTAATTGGAATCGTTCTCATCGTTGCACTCATGCTAATCGCAATCTGGATCTTTGGGAGGGCACTCTGATGAGTAAGTTCTGGAAGTCACTTACGGTTAGTCTCGCGTTTGGTCTCGTGGGTGCGCTTATCGTACTCGCACTCCCAACGCTGGTAGAGTGGGTACGTGTATTGCCGAGCGTGATCTTGGGATGGCTGTCGTGAAGGCTAACTCCGTTCTCACCGTTCGTGCGGTGGAGCTTCCTCTGCTGGAACGTACCGCGAAGAAACTTACCGAGTGGGGACACGAGGTCGAGGTTCGCCTGGGCGTGTACGACAACGCCGTTCTGGTCACGAACGCGCTACCACGCACGCTTCACAAGGCCAAGATCGCCGACAATGAGACGAAGCTTCTGGGTATGTGGGAGCCGGGCAAGAAGATCTCGTACTCGTCAAAGTAGAAGGAGAAACGAGATGAATGGTGATTGGGAGAATGATTTTCGCCGGGCCATGATTAACGCTCTTGTTCGCGTCGGCACTCCAACCGGAGAGGGTTCCGGTTTTTACGGCATGATTGCAAATAACTGGCAGGAAATCGTCGAACGTGTGAAGCGTGTGGGCATCGACTACGAGAAGTCGAAGTGGCAGGATGACTACTGGGATGAATTCAAAGGCACTTTTGATGAGGGTGACACTCGAGTGTATGGTGTTCGTGTAAAGCTTGTCCTACTTGATGAATCACTCGTTGAGTACGTTTACGCTGGATCAATTGGAGAACTTATTAGTGAGGTGACGAGGTAACGGTTACGTTCCGATGGATTAGAGAATTCGATCATAACCGTACAAATGGAACAACACACCGCCATTCAGCACACTGGGTGGCGGTGTTTCGTTTGCACACCTAGTGGTACGCCGCACGGAGTAGCGGAATGTTGTACCGTAACCGTTGGGAGGGGTGGAGATCGTGGAAGCCGTACCGATCTGGTTGGTGATCGTGCTTGTCTGTCTCGCAACGCACCGCGTCACGAGGTTTGTGACGCGGGACGCGTTTCCGCTCGTGGCGGGTCCACGCCGCTGGATCGAAAACCGCTGGGACCCGTTCGATGACGCCACGTGGACGAAGTGGCGTGGACTGAACCGTAAACAGCGGCGAGAACTCGTTCACCAGATACGTGAGCAGGGTTCGAACATTGGCTGGCCCAACGTGTTTGGACGTTCGCTCGCGTACCTGGTCACCTGCGACTGGTGCACCTCAATCTGGGTGGGAGCGGGACTCATCGCCGTGACTCGCTGGTGGCTTGGCTGGGACTGGTTGCTCGCCGCGCTGGTGTGGCTTACCGCGAGCACGGTGACCGGACTCATCGCGCAGAGGGAGCCGGAGTGAGAGACATCACGTATCACTGCCAGGGACCAGACTGCGTGACGCACATTGTGTCTGCCGCTCGTCGCGCACCGGTCCGTGGTTTCATCGAGGTACGTGAGAACGTGGGCGATGATATTGTCGTGCATGACTTCTGCTGCTGGGACTGTGTGATGAAGTTTGCCGCGAAGATAGACGCACCACTGGAACTCGACGTCGAGGTGTGATGTGACAGATCGTCGCCGCATGACGAAACCCGTGTCGACCTCCTTCAACGCGCTGGTCGCCAGTGCGGCGCGCTACACGGGAACTGGGCTCGATCATCTCATCCAGAACCGTGAGTGGCAGCGTGAGGGTTGGGACTTCTACCACGCCATGGGTGAGTTCTGGTACGGCGTTACCTGGAAGTCGAACGCGCTGTCTCGGGTGCGTCTGGTGGCCGCTAAACTTCAACCTGGTGGTGGCGAGCCAGAGATCCTGGGTGAGGACGCGACCGGCGATGACAAGATTGTAGTCGACGCGGTCGAGCGTCTCTGTGGTGGTGTAGGTGGTCAGTCCGCGATGATCAAGGACCTGTCCATCCAGCTGGAGGTGCCGGGCGAGGGATGGCTCGTCGGTGAGCAGCGCGAGCTCGGTAACGGTCAGCTTTCCGAACCAGAGTGGAGTGTTAAGTCCGCCGATGAGATTAGGCGGCGAAACTTTAGCGAGACGAAGAGTCGGTCACTTCGCGGTGGACCACCGCGGCAAGAGTCAGCGTTCGAGATCCAGGTGGAAGAGGGTCGCTGGCGACCACTAGGTGTCAACTCACTGGTGTGTCGGATCTGGCAACCCGACGCGCAGTACTCGTGGAAGTCGATGAGTGCGACACTTCCCGCACTTCCTATCCTGCGTGAACTTGACCTCTACAACCGACGCATCATCGCCGAGATGATCTCGCGGTTGGCGTCGAACGGGTTGCTCATTTACCCGGAGGAGGCGGTCTTCCCGACGCGTCCTGAGTTCAAGGACGCACCTGACCCGTTTATCGAGGAGCTCATTGACGCCGCGAGCAAGGCCATCAAGAACCCAGGTTCCGCGGCGGCCGCGATTCCGATGCCGGTCAAGGTTCCAGCCGCACTCGCTGACAAGTTTGTTCACCTAAAGTTCTCCGACGTCCTTGATCCTAAGCTCATCGAGGCGCGTGACCGTGCGATTCGCCGCCTAGCCGTCACACTCGACATGCCGGAGGAAGTTCTCACCGGTGTGCAAAATGTTAATCACTGGACGGCGTGGCAGATCGACGAGTCCGGTATCAAGATTCACATCTCACCGATGGCCGAGGTTATCTGTCACGGTCTGACGGTAGGTTACCTCCGACCGACGCTCGAGGCGCAGAGTGTTCCGACGCAGGCATCCGACGGCTCGCGCTACCTGATCTGGTACGACGCGTCTGAGTTGACGACGAAGCCAGATCTCGCGGCCAACGCCGAGGAGGCACACCAGTCAGGGACCATCAACGACACGGCGTATCGGCGTGAGAAGGGCTTCTCTGAGGATGACGCCCCGACGGATGATGAGCTGAAGACGCAGCTTCTTCGCGCGCTTGTGCTGCAGGGTGGCGCCGACGCGGCACCCGCACTTCTCGAACTTACCGGTGTCGATCTCGCACCCGAGCCTCCTCCAGTTCAGGCTCCGGGTGTGCAGGGTCCAGCGGGCGGTGGCACGCCACCCCACCCCGCACCCGCGCAGGGGCCGCCTCCCGCTGGACCGAATCCACCCATGAACGGAAAGGTTCCCGCACCCACCACCGCGACTGTGAGCGCATGATGGTGAGCAACGAGCTACACGCGGTTATCTCGGACGGTAAGGCAACCGTTGTTTCAGGTGTGCTCGAACTCGGTAAGAACATTTGGATCTCTGCTAGCGGTGAGTTCACGGTAGACGATGTGGTCACCACGACTGCACTACACGGGTTCAACTTTGATCCTCATCAACCACGTGACGCAGAGGGTCAGTGGACGAAAAACCCGGTGAGCAGCGTTAAAGACTTCCTTAAGAAGCTGAAGAACGCACGCGTAGGTGACAAGGCGTACGGCATCGTTGCGAGTACGGATGAGTTCGGTGCGAAGGGTCCAGGCGGCTACGGTGAGCATCACTCTGACACGGTTCAGGGATTCCCGAGTGTCGTAGGTGACTACCAGGTGGATGGTTTTCGCATTAACGGTGATCTTCGCACGGGTGGTGACAAGAAGTGGCACACTACCTCCGAGGGATGGGTGCAGGGCTGGCGACCGGTCACCGATGCGTTCGATGAGGCAATGGGGAAGAAACGTTCCAAGCTTAAGAGTGACATCATCGTGGAGCGTGGCATCCAGGACCCAACTGCCGTGTGGAACGGTGGCTGGTCGTCAAGTGACAATGTTGGCTTGACGTGGATCGATAAGGGATACGCGTCGACGACGACAGATGCGAGTGTTGCCACGCACTTTTCGTCTAAGGCGCACGAGGGCGTGATTACTGGTCAACCGGTGATCATGCGTATCGTTGTACCCAAGGGTACACCCGCACTTAGGTTCGGTGAGAACGGTACACACGCTCAGTACAACTGGGAACGTGAGGTTCTTCTACCGCGAAGTTCACGCTACCGTGTCATGGTGGATCACGGTGTGGACGAGAACGGTATTCATCGCCTTGATGTGGAACTTATCTCACACAGTGAGGGTTTGACGGCTGCGGTTGTGTCTACGAACACCGAGGCAAAGTCGCAGCAGACGAAGCAGAAAGACCTACCTAAGACACCTCCGTTCATCGACGTAGGACCGCTCGTTGAGATCATTGATGAGCCTGAGCATATCGTTGCCGCGGTGAACGCAGAGTTCAACGCGATGCACCCACGCGGCAAGGACGGCAAGTTCATCACGAAGGGTCACGTAGGCGCGGAAGTTTTCGACGTCATTTCTGATGCTATAAGTGACATCGGTAACATCACTTACCAAGACTTGCTTACGACGGAGAAAGACAACTTCATCGCACAGGTGAACAACTTCGACCTCGGCACATGGCACAACTTTACCGATGACCAGAAGAGCGTTCTCACGAAGGCCGTCGAGGACGCGCTGGACGACGGCATCCCGGGTAGTGCCACCGCGATGGCACACCTCGAAGAGCTCGATAACACCGACGTCAACGTCGAAGATGTCGCACCGAATGAGCTGCTCTTCGAACCTGACGTGCCACTCCCACCTGCTCCGAAATCAACACTTAAGTCTGAACCTAGTGATGTGACATCGCCACCGTCAATGACGACGGGTAAAGCTACACCCATTAAGATGACGCACGCACTCATCCACGCCAAGCACGGTAAGGGTGAGGTCATTGCGCAGACGAATGATGACAAGGTTCGTGTTACGTGGAACGGTGACGCGTACGAGGTTGGCTTTAAGCACGGTGGACCAACCGAGACGCTTAAGAAGTCGCAGCTTTACGCATACCTGGCGAAGAACTTTCCAAATGAGCAGTGGAACGCTCCTGGTAAGCAGAATGTTGAGGTAAGCGCACCATCCGTCACCGAGGCACTGCCCTCAGCACCGAGTGTGCCACATCCGGTCGCGCCAAAACACCAGGCTGACGTCATTGACATGGCTGGTTGGAAGCAGATCGGTGGGCAGACTGGTTCGAACAAGGGAGGTCTCTTCGAGGCGCCGAACGGCGACAGGTACTACGTTAAGTCAATGAAGTCGGCGAAACACGCTAAAAATGAGGTGCTTGCTGCGAATCTTTACAAGATGGCGGGCATCGACGTCCCCGAGGTGCGACACGGTGAGAATCACCCACTTGGTTGGGGCAACGCTATCGCGTCAAAGATCGTGCCAAACGCAAAGACCGACCCGGGTAAGCTGAAGAATGATGTCGTCTTCAAGGCAAAGGTGCAGCAGGGTTTCGCGACCGACGCGTGGCTCGCAAACTGGGACACTATGGGACTTACGCTCGACAATGTCGTTGACTCGGACGGTAAGCCGTGGCGCATCGACTTTGGTGGTTCGCTGGAGTATCGCGCGCAGGGAACACCGAAGGGTGAGGCGTTCGGCTACGTTCCGGTTGAGCTGCAGACACTACGTGACGCAAAGCTGAACCCGTCATCGGCGGCCGTCTTTGGTGGTATGTCGAACGGGCAGATCCGCGAGTCGGCGAAGATGCTGCTGCCAATCACAGATGAAAAAATTCGGCAGGCCGTCAAGGACCAGGGACTTCCCGATTCGCTCGCGGACAAGCTGATCGCACGTCGTAGCTACATTCTCGATGAGTATAATCTTCAAACGAATAACATCGATACCTCCGCATTGCCTGAGATTGCAGAGCCACCTAACCTCGAGGCACTGCAAATTAAGAAAGACGCCGCGGCGGCTCTGAATGCTGGTAAGATCACTGAGGCTGAGTTCGACAAGATTCACAACTGGATCGAGCAAGGATTGCTCAAAGATGCGCAGTTCGACCTAGACGCGTTTTCAAAGGGCAAGTTTGTTGCCGAGGCTGATCTCAGTCCACTTGAGTCGCTTGATGACATCGCAGCAAAGTTCGCGGTGCCACACTCGTCTGAGCAAGTCATTACGAACTGGCCGGGTGTCACAGGTAAGAAGTATGAAGAGGGTGACGTCGTCGCGCTCGCGACCGACGGCATGTCTCGCATTACGAAGGGTCCAGGCGAGTCGTTTGTTATCGAAACGAAGCCGATAGGTGCCCTGTCTCCTGACGAGCCATGGAAGGTCGATGACGTCGTCGACTTTCCGGATCAGGTACCTGGGTGGGCGGCTGCGTACTCAGACACGTGGATCGTTCCGTCACTTGCCACGAAGTCGGTAGTTGGTAAGCCGATCAACGTCCCGCAGATTCTTGAATCCGCGGTGAGTGCGAGTCCGGGTAAGTTGCTAGCTACCGGTACGGCGTCGACATTCCCCAACGCAGAGTATCGTGTCATTAAGAACGCCACTGGTGAAGTTTCATTCCAATACCGTTTGAAGGGTGGTGACGGCACCTGGAAGATTCCACAACAAAAGGGTCTCTTCGAACTTACAAACATGATTGGTATCGAGTGGGTGACGCCTGGTAAGACGAATGTCGTAGAAGTCACACCTACAGTGTCAACACCATCGATACCTGAACCGGCTACACACAAAGTCGGCATCGCGCACCTTAGTCCGACGCAGAAGCACAACTTCTACATGACGTTCAAAGATGAAAAAGTCTCGCCGTCGTGGAGTGGTGCGAAGATCTACACGAGTTTGCAGGCCGCAAAGTTGAAGATGTCAGGTGATTCTGACATCGCACAGCTCACCGATGAGCAGATGCTCGAAGTTGTCGATAACCAGCTTATGCACTTGAAGTACTACGGATACCCTCCCGCTGGAGTTGATACACATCCATTTGCCACGAAGGTGCTCGAGTGGCTTAAAACTCCGAACGGCAAGAAGGCCGCACTCGCTGTGAAGTCGGGAAGTATCCCGACTTCGTCGCCGGTGAAGTCTCCTGCGCTTAAGATTGCGACGCCTCTTAAGCAAATTAATCTCGGTACCGCTGGAACTGCACACATTTCGGCGAATGATAAAGAAGGCATCTACTCTCTCTTTAAGAGTCAGTCGTACGGTAAGTACCTTAAGGACTCGCCGGCCGACATCTACTACAGCGCGTATCATCTCTCGCAAAACGCAACATTCAAGAAAAAGCACGGTGATAACATTTCAGCGATGCAGGTCCTGCAGATCGTTGATGAGGAGAACGCGAAGAAGTTTGGTTCAGGTGCCGCGACGCCGCCTGACTTCTCATTCGTACACAAGGTTGAGAAGTGGCTCAACACGCCGAACGGCCAGAAGTACGGTAATGATGTTCAGAACGACACATACGTTCCGGGATCGACCAACTCATCCGGTGCTAAACTTCCCACGAAGAAACTCGCTAAGAAGGCGAAGAAGACTTCATACGGTGGCTACGGCGGTGGTTACAGCTCACCGTCATACGTTCACGCCGCCGATAAGCCACATTCTGAAAAGATTACGGCACCAACGTTTAACGTACCGTATGACGCAAGTAAACCAGAGAGCGCATTCAAAGTTATCTCGACGACGAGTGCGTCGACGATGTGGCAGAAGCAGACGGCCGGCAACGAACCAACAAGTGCACAGATTAGTGCGTTGAAGTCGTACACCGGCTCCGGTTACGTTGCGATGAACAACTACCTACGTGGCCAGTCGGGTGCGTCACAAGACACGCATAACAAGGTCAACGCGGTGCAGGCGATGATGCGTCCATCGACACAAGACATCATACTGCACCGTGGTAACGGTTGGTTTGCCGGTTGGAACAGCTACGAGCAGGCACTTAGTAACGTTGGGAAGACCATGCACCAGCAGGGTTTCTTCTCGACGAGTGTGGGTGGCAAGGAAGCGTTTTCCGGTAAGTCGATCCAGTTTGTCGTCGAGGCACCGGCCGGAACACCCATGCTCTGGGCGAAGAAGTACTCACACTTCTCAACTGAAAATGAGATGCTACTCGCCGCAGGTCTTCGCTACAAGGTTATTTCCGTCACGAAGCCTAAGCCGGGTACGTACGGAACGCAGGCAGTTGTTCGTCTTCGTGTCATCGGAGAGGATGAACCATCATGACGACACCTCTTCGATTCGATGACCCAAACCTCGTCTTTGTCTTTGACGGTGAGGAGTTAGGTCGACCTGAGGTAGGTGACGAGGGTTTCTCCGACGCGGAGGCGCTCGCGTTTCTACGTGGAGAGATTGGGCAGAACGCGATCGTGGCTAGTGATGAACCGCAGACGGGTGCCATGATTGCGCTCGTTCCAGACGCGGATACGATCCAGCGACTTGCAGTTCCAGGTGGGGAGGCGCCGGAAGACCTGCACATGACGATCTGCTACCTCGGTGAAGCGGCGAAGATCGTACCAATGCGACGTGATCACATCATTGACTCGATGAAGTTTGCGTCGCAGGAGATTCCGGTCGTAGAGGCCTCCGCATTTGGCGTCGCGGAGTGGAACCCAAATGACCCAGAGAAGCAAACATCGCTGGTGTATAACATCGGTGGCGGTGAAGTCGATGACGCGTATGAGATGCTGTATGACATCATACGTGGGTTGATGGGTGACCAGCTTCCGGAACAGTATGAGCCGTACGTAGCACACGTGTGTGCCGCATATAGCAATGACATAACACTTCTTAACACTATGGTGCAAAATCTCGGCTACGTTCGTTTTGATAGGCTGCGTGTTGCATTCGCAGGCGACGTGACGGACTTCGACCTGTATAATGGTGAGCAACCGGATGTCACACCGGGAGATAACGAAATGAGTGATGAGTACTCGCTCACCGCTGACGGCTTGGATGAGTACTACGCCGTGACGTTTGCCAACGCGCTCGACCGCGAGTCACGCATGCGTGCCGCGAAATCCGGTAAGGCGATGCCTGATGGTTCATATCCGATTCGCAACGTGGGTGAACTTCAGAAGGCGATCCAGGCGTACGGTCGTGCAAGTGACAAGGCCGCGACGAAACGCTGGATCATGCGTCGCGCTCGCGAACTTAACCGTGTAGATCTCATTCCCGACAACTGGACGGCCGCGGCCGGAACGGACGTAGAAACGTTCGCGCAGAAGAAGGAAAGTGACGTCAACCTGCCGGGTGGCAGCCATAACCTACGTAACTACTGGGTGCGTGGTGAGGGTGCCGTCAAGATTGGGTGGGGAACAGACGGCTCGTTTGCTCGCTGTGTTGCTCTGCTTGGGAAGCATGTGACGCGACCGCAGGGTCTCTGCGCCGAGTATCATCACGCAGCTACCGGTGAGTGGCCAACCGAGCACGGTAAGAAGGGAATCCCATCTAGCGTGGATATCGCGGTGACCGCCGACGGCACGGAGACGGCCGATGCAACGCAGATCGATAGCGACGGCTGGTGGGAGGGTATCCTCGCCGTCGAGGACGTAGAGACGGGTGACCAGCGGAAGTTCTCGGCAGGTTCGTTGACGTGGCCTGATCCGGCATCGGTGACGGTTCCGCTTATGTGGACGCCGCAGTCCGAGGGTGCACACAAGGGTGCCGTCGTAGCAGGCAACGTAAGTGAGATCTGGCGTGACCATGTTGACCAGCGAATCATTCGTGGGCGTGGCCGGTTCGACCTTGGCGGTGAGTACGGCCGTGAGGCACATCGACTCACCAAGGAAGGCATGCTCTCTGGCATCAGCGTTGATCCTGACCAGGTAACCGACGCGAATGTTGAGCTCATCTATCCAGCGAAGTTCGACGGCGACCAGACACTCGTGAAGCCTGAGCTGACAGTGTACCACGCTGGACGTATCCGCGGCGCAACACTGCTTCCGTTCCCTGCGTTCGTTGAAGCGAAGCTTGTTCTCACTAACGCTCCTGAAACCGCTGTTACCGCTGACGGTGCTCACTACGTCGCGGCGATCGAGGAACCGTGGTCGGTCGTTCAGCACGAGATCGCTCTCGGCACCGAGATGCCACTTGAAACCGCACTCGGTGCGTTCGCGCACGTGCACGCTGACATTGATGCTGAGACTGTGTCACGCACTGCCTGCCGACTTCTTCATCACTCGGTGTTCGCCGACGGTGCGGTAGGTGACCCAAACGTCACCGCGTGTCAACGCGCGATCGCGCAACTCAATTCGGGACGGTCATTTGGTCTCGATGGTCGCGCACGGCGTGAGACGTACGAGCATCTCGCGGCTCACCTACGAGCGGCGGGTATTGAGCCTGACGCGTATGTAAGTGATGATCCGATCGTCGCGTGTGGCGACGTTCAACATCCGAAGAAGGAATGGTTTGACAACCCAGGCCTCACCGGTCCGTCACCGCTCACCGTAACAGATGACGGTCGCGTCTTTGGTCATGCGGCGTTGTGGAACTCGTGTCATACCTCGTTCGCTGGATCGTGCACCGCACCGCCGTACGAGGCAGACTACTCATACTTTACGACGGGTGAGGTCGTCTGCGATGACGGAAGTCGCGTCGCCGCTGGACAGATCACACTCGGTACGTCTCACGCTCCGACGAGTGGGGTGACTCTCAATGCGGCGATTGATCACTACGGCAACACGGGGACGGCGGTCGCAGACGTTGCGGCTGGGATGGATGACCATGGAATCTGGGTTGCTGGCGCTGTACGTCCTGGCACCAGCGGCGAACATCTTCATGCCCTCCGCGCTTCTGCCCTGTCTGGTGACTGGCGCCGGATTGGTGGCTCTCTCCGTATGGTTGCTCTCCTTGCCGTCAACGTACCCGGGTTCCCCATCCCACGCACTGCGGCATTCGTTGCCAACACGCGACAGCTCAGTCTCGTGGCAGCGGGTATCGTCGATGAGAAAGCCGTGATGAGCGCGGAGGTTGACTCACTCGCCGCGATGATCGGACGAAAGCGAAAGAAGAAGTCTATGTCGCCGAGCACAACGTACTGCAACTCCGACGTTGAGGCTCTAGCGGTGTCGATTGGTCGTGACCCACTGTCGTTGCTTCGACAGCAAGTTCTAGGATAGGGAAAACAATGGCATGTGGTTGTGGTAAGACGCGCTCTGAGACGATGACGACAAACATGGCGCAGGCGCTTCTTGACCAACAGGAAGCGCAACAGCGCGAGCAGGAAGCGATGATTGCCTCTGCAGCGCGTGCATCCGGTAACGCCGACTCAAATAGTACGGCGCAACGCTTCGCGGCGTAGTTTCACACGGTTTGCTATCCGCGGTAGTGATCCAATATTATGGCCAACAAGGCGTCACTGGACCGCATCACACCAGGCAGTGAGGTACATTCATGGCGAAGAAGGATGAGGGAGTCGTCTTCCCTGAGGACATCACCTCCCTGTCGAATGAAGAGATCGATGATCTCGAGCAGAAGGCAGTCGCTGAGTTCGACTCGCTTTCTCAAGGTGATGTCGATGCGGAAGGTCTCGAAAACCTTCGCACGCTCGCCACGGGCATCCAGTCTCTACGTGAGACGCGCACCACGCGTACGCAGGAAGCCGAGGCTCGCGCCGCCGAGCAGAAGTCACTCATCGAGGGCGTGAACGCGGGTCGGCAGAACGGTGATGGAACTGAAGATGGCGGCAGTGACGGTGGTTCTACCGAGCCTGCTGCACCGAGTGATTCCGCTGGTGCACCTGTCGCGGTAACCGCGGGTGGCGCCACTACGAAACCTCGTGAGAGCGGTACTCGCGGTCTCAACAAGCCACTCTCGCTGGCAGAGATCACGCAGAAGCAGGGTTCGCAGAAGGTTCCTGAGCGTCGCTCCGAGTCGGTGCTCGTCGCATCCGCCGACATTCCAAACTTCGCGGTCGGCTCGCGACTGAATGACATGAACGCGCTCGTCGCTGCAATGCAGTCACGTGCACGTGCGCTCCCGATCCAGGCTCGCGGCGACGACACCTCACGCTACCCGATCGCGTCTCTCCAGCGGGAATACCGTTACACGCTGGATATGATGGCCGATCCGAGTGAGGTCGACGCCGTACTTCAGGCTGCCACCGACGTCGACGCTCTCGTAGCGGCCGGTGGCTGGTGCTCGCCGAGTGAGATCTCGTACGACTTCTTCAACATCGTCTGCGTGGATGGTACGCTGGATCTGCCGACCGTCGGCATCAACCGTGGTGGCATGCGGTGGCCGACGTCCGCCTCGTTCGGTGATCTCGTGGGAAACGCTGCGATGTGGTCGTGGAACGAGACACAGGACATCGCGGCTGCGACGGGTACCGCACAGTCCGGTACGAAGACCTGCGCGCGTGTTCCGTGTCCGTCGTTCAACGAGGCGCGACTCGCCTGCGACGGTCTCTGTCTCACGGTTGGTAACCTCACCGAGGATGCCTACCCAGAGCTGATCGCAAACCACACTCGCTTGCTGTTCGCTGCGAACGCTCACAAGATTAACGGTAAGCGCATCGCGCAGCTGGTCGCGGCATCGACGGCCGTCACGGGTGACGGTAACGCCACCGGTGCCGGTGTGGTCGCGCCGGTTCTCGGGTCGCTGTCGCTGCAGGCGATCGATTACCGTGATAAGTTTGCGATGTGTGACGGCGCGATTCTCGAGGTGCTGCTCCCACGCTGGATTCGCGGTGCGATGCGTTCCGATCTGCGGAAGCGCATGGGTGGCGGCATGGAGATGCTCGAGGTTGCCGACGCGCGTCTGATGTCGATGTTCGACGCCGAGGGTCTTCGTGTTCAGTGGGTTAACGACTGGCAGGTTCGCGCCGCCGGCTTCCCGGGTAACAGCACCGCGATCACCGCGTGGCCGACGCAGGTGCGAGCGCTCATGTACGCGCCGGGTACGTTCGTGCTCGGGCAGGGTCTGCGGCTTGATCTTGGTCTGATCCGTGACTCGGTGATGAACGCGACAAACGATCACACCGCTGAGTGGATGGAGGAGTGCTGGCTCATCGCGCAGGTTGGTCACGAGTCGCGCAACATCCTCGTCAACATCTGCCCGGATGGCACGACCGGTGCGGCTGACCTCACGGCCTGCGGCGTCTAAGACGTGTCTTCATACGACATTCACGACTGACGAGGAGGTTGCGAGATGGTTCTCTCAAATCTTCCTCGTCAGTATGTGGATGACCCGATCGACCGACAGACGAAGCCGTACGGGCTTTTTGACGTCATACCTCCTACGACGCCACCTGGAAGTCACTGGCTCGCTGGTGTTGAGTATCAGCCACTCTGTGGTGGTGGCGGCACGACAATTGACTTCTGCGTCACCGGTTCCGCGCCAGCGAGCAAGGTCGAAACCGGTGACCGAACGATGCGTGGTGCGCAGCCGTTTACCGTATACGCCGAGATCGACTGTTCACCGCAGGCAGATGTCTGGGACACGCAGATCGCACGTGTCACTCGTATGCTTATGGAGAATGAGCAGTTTATCGCCGAGAAGGCGCTCTGGGACGGTAGGGCTGCGAATCTTGACATCGTTTACCCACACCTCGCGGCGAACACGGCGGTCGTCGACACTCGCAACGCGTTTGCGGTGACACTACAGACCGCGGCGGTGCAGGTCTCTGGTTCGAACCCAGCCGCTCCGGCGCGTGCGCTTGGTCTGCTCGAGCAGGCGGGCTACCAGTGCTACACCGCGGGTATGGGTCTTATTCACGCGCCGCTCATCGCGATACCGTCACTCGTGAACCAAGGTATGCTTTACCGTGATGGTTCACAGCTTCGCACAATTAATGGCAGCACGATCGTAGCGGGCGCCGGTTACCAGAACACGGGTCCGGACGGAACCGCCGCACCGCCGAACACCGCGTGGCTCTACTTCACGGGACAGATGTTCATTTATCGAGGTGCGATCCGAACGTTCCAGCGTGAAGAGTCGCTGGATCGGAACGTGAACACATTGAAGGCGATCGCTGAGCGAACTTACGTCATGGGTTGGGACTGCTGTCACTTCGCGGTTCTGGTCAGTATCTAGGTGAGGGTTGAGAGATGGCTGATCGCCAGGTAGCGCCGATCAAGGCGAGGGTAATTCGTCTTGTGAAGCTCGACACGTGTGGCAACCCGGTCACCGGATCGTCCAGCGCGATGCTCGTAATGAAGGGTTTCACGCAGGTTCAGGTCTCGCCTGACTATGAAGAGGGCGAGGAGTTCCTCACCAAGCTTGCTGACGGTAGCGCGTGTGTGAACCAGAAGGACGCGGCGTTCCTAAAGCGGATGGGCATCGAGGCACACTTCTGCATCTTGAGTCCTGACGCGGTGAGCATCATGACCGGTGAGACTGAGATCTTTACGGGCTCCGGCACGGTTACCGGCACGGGCATGATGTTCGGTACCGATCCACTCACCGCGCGATTCTCACTGGAGTTGTGGCAGCCGGTCTCTGGTCTCGGTGCGTGTGACGCAAGTGGGTTGCCGCAGTACGTCTACTGGGCGTGGCCGAACGTGACGAACACGAAGCTGAATGACTTCACGTTCGAGAACGGTGTGTTTGACTTCGTCATTGCCGGTGAGTCAGATGGCGCCGGTCTCTTGTGGGGCGATGGGCCAGGTGCGACGTCGTGGCTACCCGCTGGAGTTACCGTGCCGCAGGGTAAGCATGCCCTCTTCAACGTCACAACGACCACACCTCCTGCGATTACCGCGGGAGCGGTAACGCTCACGTAGTCCTAGGAGGGGTGAGTTGGTTCTTCAAACTGGACCGTGTACCCCCTGGGACGCTATCTGGCCGCAGTCTTGCGACTTGAGTACCGCCACACCGGCGACTACCGGCTACGCGCTCCAGGCAGCCACAGAGGTACTCTGGTCGCTCTCTGGTCAACGTTTTGGGCTTTGTACGGTTACTCTACGGCCGTGTCGGCGTGAGTGCTCAGAGGTGCCCTGGCCGGGTGGTCAGTGGCCTGCGACGTGGCCAGGGCAGACGTATCCGTTACCTGTGTGGATAAACGGAGAGTGGCTCAATCTCACGTGTGGCGTATGTCTTCAAGGCTGCTCATGTGCGACGATTTCCGAGGCCGTGCTTCCCGCGCCGGTGTATGACATCATACAGGTGAAGCTTGACGGTTCGCCGATGGTGACGGGTTCATACCGCGTTGATGACTATCGACTGCTCGTTCGCACCGATGGTGACACGTGGCCAACGTGTAACAACTTGGCACTCGCAGACACAGAGGTGGGAACGTGGTCCGTTACCGCACGATTTGGTGAGGTACCTACGACGCTCGCGAGTATCGCGGTTGGAGAACTCGCGTGTGAGTTCACCAAGGCTCTCACAGGTGCGGAGTGTCAGCTTCCCTACACCGTTACGTCACTCGTACGACAAGGTGTCTCACTTACGTTCGACAACCCAAGTGAAGAACTAAAGAACGGGTTTACCGGTCTGAGGTTCGTTGACATGTTCATTAACACGTACAACCCAGGCGGTCTCAGGTCACGCTCACGTGTCTACGACATCGACGGTCCTGGGTTCCGACTCACAGGAACGTAAGCGAGGGAACCTATGCCGTTTAATGACGCGTCTAAGAACGTAATGCTCGACGCACTGGATGAATCGGCGACGCAGATCACGCACGTTGGCGTGAACACGCTCGTAACCGCGCCGCCAACCGACACCACACCTGGTACCGGAACGAACGCTGCCGCTACCGAAGCGACAGGCGGTACGCCGGCCTACGCGCGGCAAGCTGTTACGTGGGCTGCAGCGGCGTCAGGTATTAAGCAGAATTCCGGTGCGTTGACGTTTGACGTTCCCGCTGGAACGTATGGGTTTTTCACGTACTGGAATGCGAGTACGGGCAACACTAACAACTTCCGAGGTTACGCGCCGTTCGGTGGTGCCGCCGCGATCAAGGGTTTCGGCACGGTCGATTCAGCGGATGTCACCGCGAATACGATCACGTCGAACGCACATGGTCTCGTAAACACTGACCGAGTGATCCTGTTTAATGTGTTTGCCGAGTCGATTCCGGCGGGTATTACCGAGGGTGCGGCGTATTTCGTCGTAGGTGCTACGACCGACACGTTCCAAATCTCGCTTACTTCGGGTGGTGCCGCGGTCGACATCACAGGACAAGGTGAGGTATTCTTCCAGAAGGTGATTCCCGAAGTTTTCGGTGCGCAGGGTCAAATCACCGTAGCGGCCAACGCACTCACTCTCGATGCGACGGCGATGTGAGGTGATCATATGAGTATGAAGATTGTTACGCCACTTTCACCGATTCACGTCGTCGATGGCGCGCCATTTGCGTCATTCACCACATTCCAGGACATTAGTCCGTCACCACAGCTTGTCATTCCACAGCAGTGGATGGAAGTTGGACTTGATATCGACCTCGAGGCGTGGGGTGAATTCAGCAACACTGGCACACCAACACTGGCACTCGGCTTCTGGTTCAACGGCGCGGCTGGTGCGGCACCTACTTCGATCCTGGCACAGAACGCTCTCACCACTACGGTGACAGGTGCGACGGCTTGGCCGTGGCGTGCTCGCTACACCGGCACTCTTCGTGCGGTTGCGAGTGGTGCGTCAGGTGGTTCGTGGAACGGGCAGGGCGAGGTGATGGTGGGTGGCTCATTAACCGCGTGGGCTAGCGGATTTCCCGCACCGATTCCGACCACCGCCGCCGCTCGCACCGTTACCTGTGATGTCACGGCCGCACGTGCGATCGGCGTAGGTGCGGCGTGGGGTACCTCGAGCGCGTCGAACACGATCAAGGTGAACGGGCTTCGGTGTAAGATTAATACGGGGCCGTGATTCCGGGCCGCACGCAT